TCTCGAAAACACCACAATAATATTCGGTGGCGGGGATATTTTAAACAATTATTTTCTAGACAAATTAAACAAAAAATTCCCGGATCTATTAAACAAACCAAGAATTATTGCATTCTCTGTAGGTATCCCATACAATTCTATTTTTACAGAACCCGAGAACTTAAAAAAACTCGAAATTTTCGACCATATTTTTTTGAGAACTCGCCAAGACATTCTTCTGTTATCCCAATATATTGGAGAAGAAAATGTTTCCTATATACCAGATTCATCCTGTTTCATTTTTGATGCAATAAAAAAAGATAAAAAAACAGAATCAAATAAAAAATCGAAATATACAAAAATATATTCTGTAATATCCGGTTTATCAAAATCTTTAAAAATTATAAATATCAATCTATGTCGTCATATTTATCATTCAAAATATAAAGAAAATTATAATAATATTATCAAAGAAATTGCCGTTTTTCTTAATAATTTAACCGATAATGGTTTTTTATTGGTTCTCCTACCATTCAATACAAAACAATTAAATAATAATGAATTAAATAGTGAAAATGATATTCTTATTCAGAATGATGTATTTGAACTTATTCAAAAAAAAGAACAAGTAATCAATATTGATTTTGAACTTACCATAAAAGAAACATTATCATTTTATCCACATTTTTATATGTCTATACCTATGCGTTTTCATGGAACCCTTTTCAGTATATTCTCAGAGATTCCTATGGTTCCTATATATACAACTAAAAAAATTAAAAATATTTTACTTGATATTGGTTGGAATTACGAATATTTACTCGAAAAAAATGACAAAGATTTGCCTGTTTCCTTTGATGCAGCCATAATGATGAATACATTCAATAAATGTTTGAAAGATAGGGAATCATGTAAACGAATACTTAATGAGAATACAATAAATTACAAAAAAATATACAAAGATCAAGAGAACTTAATTATTGATATTCTTTTCAAAAAAACATCTAAAAAAAATAAAGAAAATAAAGAAAAAAAAACACTTTCATTAGTTCCTTTGAAAGCTTCTTTTAATAACCACGGATATTTTTATAATGATAATAATAATATCATTGATTTTATAAATCCCATTTATTCTAAAAAATCACCAGATGAAGAAATAATAGAGAATACAATTCAGAAAATACAGACATTTGCAAAAGAAAACGGATACAAAGATTTCAGAGAAATTACAGACGATTCTTTAAAAGCAGTTGTTGTGTCTGTAGTAAGTTTTTATTTAACTAGTTCTATTGATTCTGAATATAACCATGGATTAATGGAAAAAATGTTCTCTATAAACTATATTTATCAAGAAGAATGGAAATGGGTTCTCCAAGATCATCGGACAAAAATCATTCTAGAACCAATGGAAACTCTACCTGACAATCCAAAAGGTATTTTCAATATGTCTTTTATAGATCAAAATGATCGTTCAGGAGCACATCGATCAGGATGGAAATATGTTTTCGATTCTATAAAACATTTAAATAACTCAAATGCACCTCTCTTACTAGATCTTTATATAGATCGTACTTTTCATTGGAAACGCGAAATATATAAAAGTATCAATATTATACCCTATAAAAAACCATGGATAGGGTTCATACATCATACATTCGATACTACTTTCAGTAAATTCAATAGTGTTGAATTATTGAAATGTCCGGAATTTATAGAAAGTTTGAAAGTATGTAAAGGTATTATTGTTCTCTCAAATTATTTGAAAAAACAATTTGAAAAAGAATTTTCTTACATAAATATAAAAGTACCTATATACGTCATTTATCATCCAACGGAAGTAAATGTACCACAATTTAATTTACATGAATTTTTCGAAAATTCAGATAAAAAACTCATTAACATAGGTGGTTGGTTAAGAAATATTTTTTGTTTTTACCAAATCAAATTAGAAGATCGATATAGTTTTATTTTATATAAAGAAGAAGATTCAAATGTATCAAATAATATTGAGAACATTCTACGTAATAATATATATAAAGAAATAGAATCTTATCAAGATAACAATGAAAAGACTACGAATTATTATCGATTTTTAAATATTATCAAAAAAGCAAAAAGTTGTATAATGAAAAAAGAAATTGAGAAAGGGAATATAAATACTAATAAAATTATAAGAGAAGACAAAATAAGAAAAGTTATATTAAAAGGTAAATATATGGATAATTATTTTCCAACACCGGATTTCATAAAACAAATTACCGATTTTATTATAAAAATAGATCATACAAATCAAAATACAAATGATAAATTTTGTTCTCAAGACAACTTAAATGTTAATAATAATTGGATGAAACACATGTTAGAGTATATTATTGAATTACCTGAAAATCTAGAAATATTAGATACGGTAGACAATAAAACATATGATGAACTATTAACCAAAAATTTAGTTTTTTTGAATCTAGTCGATGGATCCGCTATAAATACATTAATAGAATGCTTCATTCGTAATACTCCAATTATTGTAAATTATCATCCTGCTGTCGTAGAAATACTAGGTGAAAATTATCCCCTTTACTATAAAAGCCATTATGATATTGGTAAAATACTTGAAAACACACATATTATAGAATCCGCTCATTTGTATATGAAAGCTATGGATAAAACCCCCTTTACTATTGATAATTTCATAAAAAAGTTATGTAATTAATTTTCTTTACTCATTTTTCGCTTCATATATGCTTTATGTCTATATTCTTTTAATTTTTCTGGATTTTCCTCTTTCAATCGATTCAAATAATTTTTCGCATTTTCTTTAACACGTTCTTTGTTTTTTTCATAATATCTCTTATGTCTATCATTATTCGTATATTTTTCTAATTGTTTTTTACTTGATTCTAATTGAGTTTTCAATAATTTAAATTCATCTTGGAATTTCATCCATTCGTCTATTTTTGGGATCGGTAAATAGTCTATATTTTGCGTAGTATTTTCCATAATAATTATATAAAAGAAATCATATAATTATTTTACGTGAATAACTAAATACTAATATTTATCCTAAATAAATATCTAAGCGGCTAAACGGAGACCACCTACTAAATTAGCACCTACGACAGCACCTAAACCTTGACGACTAGTGGTTCCAGCACTAGGGATGAATACATCAAGGATAGAGAAAACAGCGGCAGCAGTGAGAGCAATAATGACAATTTCTTCAACATTCAATTGTTTACGAGGAATCAAAAGAGCAACAAGGGCAACAGCAAGACCTTCGATGATATATTTGATAGCGCGTTTAACAAGTTCGTTAAAATCAAATCCAGCAGACATATTATTTGATATATAATATATAAAAATAAAAAAATACAATTCAGATATAATAATATCTAAATATTATTCTTGTTAAATCACTTAAATAGTAATTCTAGAAATATATAATAATATGGCTAAACAAGGGACCTTTGAAAAAAAAACTCTTCCGAATGGTAAAAAAAATGTCAAATATGTAGATTTGTGTGATGAAGACAACCCTATTGCCGGACAAAAATTCTGTTGTATGTCTTTTGTTTCACCTGAAAAAATTTTGAAAAAACGAGAAGTTTATATTTTCGAACAATTTGTTAAACAATGGGATTTTTCTAAATCTATGGAAAAATTCATGGATTTCAATAATTATATTTCTTACAAATACAATTTGAAAATAGATGATTTGATAGCCGATTTTAATGATTTTGTAAAAGAAGAAGGTGAGAAATTGAAAAAAACAGGAATTGAAGATGATTACAAGAATTTTATCGATAAAAATGAAGAAAAAATTACCGAACAATTTAACCGCGAACATGCTTTCCAAACTTCTGTTCGTGGATTAAAAATTCGTGGCGTATTTTCAACTCAAGAAGAAGCCCAAAACAAATGTGTTTCATTACGTAAACAAGATCCAAATCATGATATTTTTGTAGGACCTGTTGGTATTTGGATTCCTTGGGATCCGGATGCATACAAGACAGGAAACGTCCAATTTTTAGAAGAAGAATTGAATCAACTTCATCAAGAAAAGATTAAGAATGAGACTTATGCAAAACAGGAGTTTGACAAACGTGTTCTTGAAACCAAACGTAAAGCAATTGAAGATAATATTAAACTAGCAAAAAAGAGTGGTAATGTTTTGACACAGACAATTGATGAAGAAGGTAATTTAATTGGTGTGAAAGAAACTATTAATTTTGAAGAACGTGAAGTTGCTGATGTGGAAGCTGCTAAATTACATAATGAAGCATTTATGAAAAATGTTATACAAAACTCGGAATTAGAAGATGTTGATAAAAAAGAAAAATAATGTATTTCAATTCCATGAATTATTATATAAGTTTTATTCATAGAAAATTAATATAAAAATATTTTTTTTATATTAATAAGTCTGTAGAGTATTGCCGCTGTGACAGATGAAAGTATTTTGTAATATTGTAGATAAGGTTCATGCTACTAAAAGTATCATTAATCCTATTTCTAATATTATAATTACAATGTATTATAGTAGTTTTATCAATTCTGAAATTAGATTTACAACTAGAAACAAATTTGATTATTTACATTGTGTTTTACAAAACCAAAATTTATTATATAATGTTAAACAGGATTTTCTTTGTGTATTTTATAAATCACAACACATTTATTGGGTTTTATCTAGATTTATTAGAAAAATAAAGAATAAAAAATTAGAATCAATTAGAATCAATTAGAATCAAATAGAATCAATTAGATTAAATTAGAATCAATTAGATTAAAATGCTATTTTATATAACATTTATACAAAAAAATTATATTATATTCACAAAGATATTATACTATATTCTTATATTAGTGTATAAGAATATAAGAATTTATTTATAGCATTCTAATTTATTACCTTTGTCGTCAAATACCCATATTTCGCATTGATAACCGGCATCTTTCATAGCTTGTTGTTTTTCAAAAACATTATCTTTTTTTAAAGTGTAACTTGATTTTATTTCAATACATCTTTTTTGACGAGGAATATAAAAATCTACATAATATCTATGCTCTTTTCCATCTTTATCTTTGTACCAAATTTCTGGTACTTTTTTTCTAGAAATAACAATATCATTTTCATCTATTTTTTCAACAAATAATAATTCGTCCATACCAAAGTTTTCATAACCCTGCATTTGAATAACTTTTTTACTTGGTAATATATAATCTTTTAATAAATGTGCGTTTTTTAATGCTTTTTCACTAATTTTAGAACAATGATAAGGATTTTCATAACCAAAACTATTTATACAACCTTGTTTATACTTATTTTTTACTTCTTCATTTTGCATTGCATTTTTACAACCGTATCTTTCAATAGATGTCTCTTCTCTTTTTTTTAGTAAATCTAAATTTTGAGATGCATACTCAACGCCGAATTTTTTTAAACATGTTTGTTTCCCTTTTTCTTGTACTTCTTTTAATTGACTGGTAAATTCTACTCCATATTTCTCAAAATTATTTCTTTTTCTATTTTCTTGTACTTGTTTGTTCTGCATTGGAAACTCTACTCCGAATTTTATCAAACTATTTTGCTTTCTTTTTTCTTTTATATCATTTACTTTAGAAACTGAATCTACACCGTATTTTTCTAAACAAGTTTTTATTTTTTTTTCTTTAATTTCTTTTGTTTGAGTAGGAAACTCTACACCGTATCTTTGTAGTGATGTTTCTTTACGTCTTATTTTTCCATTATTTAACGCACAATTTCTACAATATCCACCAGCAGTTAGTAAAACACTATATAATTTTCTAAAATTTTCATTACAGTTTTCTGTTAAACATTTTCCTTCTATGAATGTTTTACTTGTTGCTTTTATGTCATAATTACCTAATAATTCTATTTTATTTTCTTCGCAATATTTTTTCAATTCTTCTGGACTATAAATTGACATTTTATATTGTATAGAATAATATTTCTTTATATTATTTTTTTGTATAATTATATATATAATTATAAATTTTTATATATAATTATACAATTATCATCAAATATTTTCTGTTGCTACTTGCTGTTTTTTCTTTTCTTTTTGATTCAAATAAGCTGTTCTCGCATATTCTTTTCGTTTTTCTGGTGTAACCTTTTCTTTATAATATTCTTTATTTTTTATCAACATTTCTTCCTTGTGATGTTTATAAAAATTTCTATTACGTTCTGGTGCAGTATATTTTTTCAACTTTTCTTTTGTTTCTTGTAACTCTACCTTTGTTTCTTGTAGTTCTTCCTTTGTTTTTTGTAATTCTTTTTGAAGTAGTATAATTTTTTCAATAAATAGTTGTTCCATTATAATTATTATTATTTTATTTTTATATATTTTTTGTAATATTATATAAGTATCACCATTTTGTTTTTTTTACATTTATTTGCTGTCCTTTACTTTTTTTACCTTTATTTGGATCATATGCTTCATCTTCATCATCATCTCCCATATTCTTTGATATTTCCCAAAATTCTTTAGAACCTAATTTAAAATCTGGATGGTCTTGTGCTTTATACCAAAAGATTTGATCTGTTAATTTATTCGTTTTCACATTGTTATTAATACACAAACACTCGTAATTCTCTGTTGTCTGGTCCATAACAGCACAGAAACTTTCTAATGTTGGAAACATTGATGCATAATTTTCCCAGATTCTTTTTCGGTTTGTCAAATATGGTTCTCTCAGAATAAAAACATAATCAATGTTTGTTCGAAGATTAGGGGGAATACCGAGCGGATATTGTAAAGTTATTATTAAAAGTATTTTCCACGTTACTACTCACTGTCTCCAGTGAGACTAGACTATATCTTAAGCCATCATATAAATTGATTAAATTTATCAAGCCCACCTCCATTTAGTCGTTGAACCTTCTCCATATCCTTATCATAATGGACTTAGGAGCTTGGCTGCGGATTGTCTTTATTTCTTACCTTTTTACTATACCAATTGTTGTTAGCAATTGCCACAATAATATTTCTATTACTGTTTAGTAGTAAGAACCTATCAAGATATTCCCGCAATTTGGACGTGTCGCCTTTTAAAAAAAGACTAGCCGATTTTTTGAATCGACTGACACCGATTTGGCTGCAAATATACAGTCATTATAAACAATGTCTTCCATTCATAAAAAGTAACCTCATCATCTTATCACGCGTCCAAGATTGATCGTATAAACAATCATCTAAAATAACAAATGTTCTAGGATCAATAGTAGTTTTTCTATACATTTCAATCTCTTTATTTACTTGTTTTAAAACTACTTTTTGACGACGTAAAATATTTTCAATCAAAACTGTATTGTATTCTTCATGAATAAAAAGCTTAGGAACATGAGCTGAAAAAAAACCATTACCTGCTTCTGTTCCAGATATAACTGTACCAATAGGAATATCTTGATGATAAAATAACAAATCCCGAATTAAATATGATTTACCAGTATCACGACGACCTATCATAACAATAACAGGACCTTTATTTTCATCAGGTTTAAAAGTAATAGACCTCATATCAAATTTCTTGAGTTCTAAAGTCATTTATATTACTAATGTTATATATTGAAAATATAATATTAACTCAGGGAACCTACGGTTCCCCTGAAACCCCTCCCTTAAAAGAATACAACTTGATGTCAACTCAGGAGAACCAAGATTCCCATTGAAACCCCCTCCTTAAATTTTTAACCATTGGTTCCCCTGAAAGGGAGGGGTTTCAGGGGAACCGTAGGTTCCCTGAGTTTGATACAATAAAAACTAATGTATAAACCACTTATATAATTCAAACTACAATCTTATGTCATCTAAAAATAATTCCGAAAATGATTTCCCTAAATTTTCCATAAATTATGTCAAAATAAAACCTATAAATTGGAAAACTTTAGAGGAAATATATACTCAAACACCTGATGATATTGAATTTGATTACAACCCTTTTTCCATAGAAAAAGTACAAAACTACAACCCAATTTATAGCCAATATTTTTTGTTAAATGAAAATAATTACAATACTATTTCTTTGAATCATAGATATCATTTTCAAAATTGTAATACAATATTTGATACAGAATCAAATAAGAATATACCAGCCAATATTTTTATTAAATATTCACCACTTTTAGATCCTTATCGTTTTATGACTGGAAAATATAAAAAAGACAATAATATTTTAGAACTTCCAAATCCTTTCAAAAAATATACTGAAAATGATATTACAAAATTGTCTGATTATAACAATGCATCTTATGTTGACAATTTCTTCTGTTTTATTTCTAGCAAAGTCTTACATAATTATAATTTTATACATGGATTAGATTATTATGGTTCTTTTTTAGGTATACAAAAAAATTTCAAAGTTAATATTGCAGACGATTTGGAATTTCTACAATCTTCGGATTTTTTTCTTCAAAATTTCAATAAATTATTTTCTCTTTCTAAAGATTTTTGTGATAATTTTACAAATCTAGGTTCTCGTTCTAATAAATTAAAAATAAAAATTGATAATAATATTACAAAACACAATATTTCTGCAATATCATTAGAAGAAGTGGAATGTTTAAATGAATCATTAGAAGAAGAAACAACTATTGTATATGAAAAAAAAAATAATAATTCAACTAATACTTCTTCATCATCTTCTTCTAGCAATGAAGACGATGATAGCAGTACAATAATTGAAGATAAAGATGATGATTCTGATGATGGTGATGATTCTAAAAATGGTGATTCTGAAAATAATGATGATGATTCTGATGGTGCTGATGATGATATTGATATTGATGATAATGACGACAATGAAGATGAAAACAAAGATGAAAATTGGGAAACCGAATCAGAAGAAGAAGAAGAAGAATTTCAATATGCTTATATTAAAAATTTCCCCGTCCAATTAATATGCCTAGAAAAATGCGATGGAACTATGGATGAACTCTTTATGAAAAAAGAAATAGATCAAACCATAGCAGCTAGTGCTTTATTCCAAATTATTATGATTTTAATTACATATCAAAAATGCTTTCATTTTACCCATAATGATCTTCATACAAATAATATAATGTTCTCTAATACAAATAAAAAATTCATTTATTACAAATACAAAAAACAAATTTATAAAGTTCCTACTCATGGTAAAATATTCAAAATTATCGATTTTGGAAGAAGTATTTATAAATTCAACGGACAAATATTTTGCAGTGACAGTTTTGCATCTGGTGGAGATGCATCTACTCAATACAATACAGAACCTTTTTTGAATAAAAACAAACCTAGATTAGATCCTAATTACAGTTTTGATCTCTGTCGATTAGGATGTTCTATTTATGATTTTATTATTGATGATGATGAATCGGAATCTATATCCCAATTTGATGAATTACAAAAAACAATCTATAGATGGTGCACTGACGATCATGGAAAAAATATTTTATATAAACGTAATGGAGAAGAGAGATACCCTAATTTCAAACTCTATAAAATGATTGCAAAAACAGCACATAAACATACTCCACAAGAACAATTGAATTTCTCATATTTCAAACAATTCTCTATTGAAAATAAAGATATGTTGAAAGATTCATTTATAGATATAGATATAGATATAGATATAGATAGTTTACATTGTTACGTCCATTAATTATTTCTTATTTGTGTTTCATAATCACCTTATTCTACAATAATAAATTACTCGATTTTTGGATAAATATCCCAAAAAATATGCCACGTCCATTCTAAAAATTTACCAGACAATTCATTTGGTAAATCTGTAGTAATGATCCATTTGTATAAGTCTTCATAAAATTTTTTAGGTAATTTTCTTATTAATGATTTATGGACCAAAAATTGTGCTGAACCACGATAACCATTCGTCCAATCTTGTTCTGGTAATTTATTTTTAGGAATGTATGGTTCAATATAAATAGAATACCAATGAAGAATCATTCTATATTCATCTTTTGTCAAGTTGAAAATAGATCCCATTATATTTCTATCATTTATATTGTAATATAATTCGTTACTAATAATTGACTCATCAAATTTATCAATAATACTTCCAGAATGATGCCAAGAAAACTCTTCATCGTGAATAAAAAACGTAAAATCTGTCAAAATGTAATAATGGTCCACGATATATTTCAAATACACAGATGCTTCATTTCCTTTGTTTACTGGAATATTATAAGGACAATCCAAAATATTTTTGTCATAAATCAAAATATTATTATTCCCTTTTAAATTGTAAACCCATTCTACATTTTTATTGTATCTAGACAAAACTATGTTTGTTTTTTTCATATAATCATATAAATACTTATAATATTTATATTATTTACATAATTTGTAAAATATTGAAAATCTATATTTTATTAGATTTCAAAAATGTAAAATATCAGAATGTTGGTTCTCAATATATGTCAATCGATTTTCATGTAAATAAAGTAATATACCAATATCTATTTCATCAATATTTTTCAACCACATAAATTCATCCGATTTTTTATCATCGCAAAAAGTAGTATAAAATATTCGGTCCAAAATGATTTGTAAATTTGAAACATCGGATGAAACGTCAAATGTATCTTCATGGATATTAAGATTCAATATATTATCATCATTATATATTTTTTTGGCTTTTCCAAAATCGATTATCATACATCGACGTGTTTTTTCATCTATTAAAATATTGTCTGTATGATAATCTCCTTGAGAGTAACCAGTATCTATTGCTAATCGAAGTACATCATATCTTGCTGTATTATACATCCATCTTAATCGTTTGGATTTTGTAGAAAGTGTCATTGAATCGTATTTGTAAATATCTTTGTTTTCTGGTTTTGATTTTATTTCATCCATAATAATCGGTTTAATTATATCACAAAATGTTTTATAATTGGATGGAATATATTCCATAGCTATAAATCCAAAATAATAATTTATAGAGTCACAATGATGAGATGGTTTGGATTTGAATAAAAAACATGTTAAAAAATCTAAAAAAGAGGGGACTATAAATTCCGGATTTTTTCTTTCAAGTTCTCCTATCATTTGTTTTATAGGATTGATAGTCGTTGGGGGGGTTCCATGCTGAACTTAATATAGAATACAGATTTTGAAATTCAGAAGTAGAATTCTCGAATATTTTTGCAAATAAAACAACGGGAACATTACGATTCAAACTATCCATTGTTTTTTTTGATAAGTTAGTTTGAATGATAACCTCTTCTTCAAATCGCAATTTTACATCAAAAGATCTTTTGGATTCTTTTCCATTTGGTCTTTTGTAATACCAATAATGATCGTCGTCTGATGTATCATTATTACGATCATTTAATAATAAACATTTGATTGCTATTTCAGTAACATTACTTTCTTCTTTTTTTGAATTCAAATAATAATATGGAGATTCTTCTGGAGATTTTTTGAAAGAGCATTTATAAACAAAACTAAATGCTGACGAATCACTTATCAATTCTATTTTACTATTTTTTATAAAATAATAAAATGAATCTTCATCATTTCTGTCTGGTTTTAAAAATATATATGAATTATAAAATTCCATATTATTTTATATAATATAATAATTTTATTTAACTAAACTGTTGAGTAGTATGCAAATATTGTAATTGAGCCGTATTTAAAACACCATCAAATAAATAGAAATCACTTAAACTATATGTTGCATTATCTGTTTCTACTGGTGTAGTAAATGTAGTTGTAGAATAAGGTGCTTGAGATGTTCCTGAAGAATTATAACCTTCACCACATATTCTTAAATCATTAATGTTAGATGTAGAACTATATGTTACTGTTTGAGTATAAGAAGGTGATGATGGAAATGTTGTAGTTGTTACAGGAACATAATAAAAATTAGAAACACCAGATGTAGTTATAGTAATTACTAAATGTAACCAAACATTTGTTGCTGGTGCAGCAACATTACCACCAACATTATAACCATTTCCTATTAAATAAAAACCTCCTCCTCCTTGTCCATTAGCAGTATTTAAAAACCAAGTAGTATTAAAACCATTTGCATTATTTCTTGTTGTAGGTGCTGGTGAAGCATTACTATAAAAAAATGAAAATGGTATTGTTATACTACCTGCTGTTGTAAAATAATACCAAAATGATATTGTATAACCATTTGAATTTGCCGGTAAAGTATAACCTGATGGACCATACAAACATGATGTTCCTGCCGTTTTTTTCAAAGTTCCATTACTACTTGAATTCCATTTATTAGTTGTATCAATACTTACTGTTCCTGTACCATATGAACCTCCTACTGCATTTGTTCCATCAAATGTTCTCCAGAATGCTACTCCTGTACCACTTGCATAATTCAATAAATCTTTACTAAATGGGAAATATAATATTGGTGTTGGTAAAAGAACAAGACTGTTAATACCTGTGGATATACCATAATTATATACGGATGTTATTTCAGCAGGTAATAATGGTCTTCCATATACTCTCAAATCTGAATAATAAGCTGAAGTTTGCACTGTTGCTATTCCCAAATTTATGGATTGAGCCGATGTTGGATATGTACTTGTTTGAGTAGTTACAGATGTACCATTCTTATAAATATATGCATTAGATGTATTACTACCGGTGCAAAATAAAACTATAGCAATATGATACCATGTTGAATATGTAGTTGTCCCCGTAAATGTAGTATCATTATAAAAAGCACTAGAATAATACCAATCTGTCATATTTGTTATACTTGAACCTGAACCACTAAAATAATTTCCTGCAAAATATGTACTTATCCATCCTTGTGTTGCTGAATTGGGTGTTCCTCCAAAACTTGCCAACATTCCTGTTGCACCACTAGCATTTGGTAAACCACCAATAGGTATATATATCCAGTAACATAAAGTATATCCCATTCCATAAGTTCCTATAGGAATTGTAATCGTATTCGATGTTACATTCCAAAGACCACTTGCTACTGATCCTGCAGTATTTTTTATCAATGCTATAGTTGTTGTTCCTTTTGTTACATTTGTAATTGTTCCATTTGCACTCCAAAAATTACAAGTAATAGTTCCTGATGTTGCCGCATTTGTCAATACCTGGACTCCTGTATATGTTGTACTATCAAATTTCAACCAAATCAAATCAGGTACTGGTGTAGTAATACTTGATGTAGGCACTGGTGTTGCCTCAATAATTGCACGATCCGCATCTGT